AGCAATTTCCATGTGCCGCCCCATCGGATCGGCACATTTTCGTGGATGGATGCCGCCCGCATGATTTCCGCCAATTTAAGGTACAAACTCCAATCCCAGCGCACAACATTGTCCAGCATCGGCGCCAGATCGACGGCGTGGCCGGTCAGGTGCCGGGAGTTCAGCGTGCGGGTGGCGCCTTGCGCCAGCAACTGCTTCTGCCTAGGCAACCCGCGCCAACCTTCCAGCACAGTGAAGTCCAGACTAGACATGGCAGCAGCGCGGCGGACAACGCGCACTAGGTCAGGATGCACGTCCTGCAAACGGGCGATAGACCGGGGGCCAAGAACAATGCTCATTGCGTAACGCCCATGCGTTTTCCGTACCGGAAGGTATAATACCACAGAAGGTCGATCACAGCCCAGCCTTTCTGCGCTTGTAGGTCAAAAAGTCCGCGCCTTCCTGCACATCCTCGAACACGCTGACCGCCGGGGCAGTGCCGTTGCGCGGCGTGATGACCGTCACGACCGACTGCCCGCTGCGCTGTTCTGCGAACTGGCCCTTCAGCGCGTAGTCGTCGCTCTCCTTGTAACCCTTGGCGCGCACCAGCGTGTAGCGCCGCCCGCCGGCAAACTCGCCTTGGCCGGTGCCGAACGTGTGCCGGTGGAACGCGGCGTAGATGTCGGCGTGTTCGTCGATCATCGCCGCCCGCTTCAGGCCGTGCAGTTCATTGTACATTGAGTGGCCCTTGAAGTCGTGCCGCGCCCAGACGCGGGTGATACCGCCGCACGGCGACGCCAGTTGCAGCTTGGCGTCCCAATCGCGCATCAGGATGCGTTCGGTGTTCATGCCGTCGAATATGCGTTTGCCGTAGTTCCATGTGTCGTGGTTGCCCAGAATCCACAGCAGCCAATCAACGCCTAGATGCTTCAGCGCCCACTCGACCAGTTCCCAGCCTTCTGATACCGTGGCGGATTGTTCGCCGTACAGGCGCTCTAGCCTGCCCACCCAGTTGTTGATGCTGTCGCCGCCGTTGGCGCCGTACAGCCCTTCGGTTTCGGCGCAGATGCGCGCGTCACGCTCGAAGCCAACCAAGTCGCAGAACGGGTCGTCAAGGTGCGGATCGCCGAACCAGCAGATGGCGTATGGCCCTTTGATCGGTATCCGCACGGTCTGCCACGCTTGCGCCTGTGCGTGTGCGATCCGCAGCGCGTTGCGCTTCTTCATCAGCGCCAGCCGCTCTGCAAACGGCAGATCGGCTGGCGGCAACGGGTCTGCCTTGGGCGTGTCGAGCGACAGAACCGCGGCTGTCCGCGCCACATGACGGCGGCAGGCGTTCTGCACCGCCGCCCGGCTGACGTTCAGCCGAAGTGCTGCTGCGTTCTGACTGCCGAGATCGGCGGCTAACTCAGCAATTTTGGCGTCGCCCTCTGGGTCAACGTCGTACTGATTGACTGCCATGAATCACCCTACAGAGCAGTCTTTTGAACAGACCGCGGTGGTTAGCCGATCTTCATTACGATAGTGACCAGCAGCATGATGATCGTACCGGCCACGCCCACGCCAATATTCTCCAAGCGTTTCAAACGCGCACAGATGCCGTCATACCGCAATGCACACACCTCCTCATGCGTGTTCAGCCGCGCTTCGGTCTGGTCGATGGTCGTCACGTCAGCGCCTCACTGATTGTTCTGGTTGGCCATTGCGTTCTGCACGCGCTCACCCGCAAGCGCCGCTGGAGAACGGGCGACCTTGCCTGCTGCGCGGGTGCCAGTCGCGGCTACCTTCCCGACCGTGCGCGCCCGACCTTCTGCGGCCATTGCCTTTTCAATGGCCGCCGCAGCAGCCTGCGGGTCAAGCATCTCTGTCGCCAGTTGGATTGCCAACTTGCTGTCAATGTTACCGACCACACGCGACATGATGTCGTTGGCCACCGACGTGATGCGGCTCATCAAGTTGGGCAACCGCGCGGTACGTTGCGCTGCCGACGCAAGTTGGTCTACTTTGGGCGCGGTCGGCGTACCCTTCTGCGCTTGGATTTTTGTTTCCGCAGCGCGGGCCAAGTCGTCGCGGATAGACTCAACCACCCGAACCTGGTCGGGCGTAAGAACGTCCGTCAGCGCCTTAAACCGTGCTTCGTTCGTGGTCGCACGCTTGATCGTGCCGGCAGCATCCCTGACCGCGGTAGCAAAGACGCCGGCGCGCTGCTCACCGACGCCCAGCGGCGCAGTCAGTTTGCCTTCCAAATACTGACCAACTTCCATCTGGTTGATCGGTTTGGATTTTGCCGCAAAGGCTTGCCGCGCCGTTTTATACGGGGGGTTTTGCGTCTCTGCCCAATTAAGAAACTTATCCCTAGTTTTGTTGATAGCCGCCGCTTCGGTCGCGCCGATACCAAAACGCTCCGGATTTTTTGTCAAGTCATTAAACGCCATTTTTATAAAATGCAAACTACTCCCTGGATACTGTGCAAATTCTGCGGGTAACACGGTTGTAATAGGCTGGCCTTGCGCGTTCAAAACCTTTGATGTTACGGTTTGCGCCGGGCGATTTTGTCCAGTTTGGAACGAGAAACCTTTTTCAGTAGCCAATTTGCGCGCGCGCGCTATGACTTTATTCATAGATGGACGCGCCAACAGATCAGTAAAAACCGCATCCGCTGTAATTACAGGTTTTTCCGCCGCACCATAAAGTATCTTAGCTTCGTCACCCCGCGCTTTTACCGCCGCGCTAAGATCGGCGGGCGTCTTACCAACGCCGCGCATAGCGTTAGCACGGGCGGCCTGCTGTTCCACTCCACGGGCGTAGTATTCAGTCGGCAGCGCCTTCGCGGCAGACGCGCCAAGGGCGGAGAACTTGGTGACGCCCAGCGGCGACGCGGCCTGCGCGGCGGTCGGCTTGCTGCCAGGCACCGTCTCAAGAAGCGGACGTTGAAGTTCGCGCGCAACATCCGCCGCGCGGCCTTCTGTAGCTTCCATGTACGCCGCGCCTTTGGGATCAAAGAACCGTTGGACGGCAACCGGTGCGCGCTCGACAATTTTTGCAGCGCCGCGCGCTGGCTTTGCCAGCACGTTGACTGGGTTTGTTGCCGCTGCCGCGCGCGTCATCATGTTGGCTGCTTGGGCCGCGCCAGCAGACACGCTAGGCGCAGCGCGGGCAGTAGCTGCCGCTGCGCCGCGGGCCGCGCCCGCGCCGCCGGAAAATACCATAGACAGATCGGCAACCGCGCCAACAGGGTCTTCCGCAATCGTGCGCTTCAGCGCGTCCACAGAACCGTATCGTTGCGCGTACACGCCGCCGAACTGCTTGGCGGCGTTGACTGCCCGCTGCGTTGCCGCGGGGTCTGTGTCAATCTTGGCCATGAAGTTACGCACCGGCTCTGGCAACGCCAAGTTGAGGCCGCCCGCCGCGATGTCCAACAGCGATCCTGCGGTCTTGACCGGGCTGGTAACGGCTTCGTACAGACCTTTGCCAAACTGAACGGCGCTGCCGGGGAGGTTCTGTACAGCCTGCGCGCCGACATCCATCAGCGACATCGAAGGCGGCGGGAACCGCTGTCGCATAGCCTTAAGCATTACTTGCTGCGAAGTGCCTTCAGGAAACGCATATGGTTTGCCGTCCGGGCCTTCGATAATGATGTCGCGCATTATTCAAAACCCCCTGTGGCCGGGTTAAAGCGCAGCGGTTTATTTGCGCCCGCCGCCTTCTGCGGTTCTTTCAGTTGAAAGCGGTTCGGGTAGCGTTCAAATTCTTCGGCGTATTGGTTTAGGTATGTATCCCGCACGCGGTCTGCCGCGCCCTGCGCCGCGCTTTCAATGATGTCGAGTTGGTTATCCAAATCTTTTGCGCCCATACCCGTAACCTCTAGGTCGGCAATCAGATCGCGGACGATTTTCCACTCTTGCACAGCCATAGGGCCAATTGCGCCGCTCAGAGCGGCTTGCGCTTTACCAAGCGCGGTAACTTTACCAATCAGGTTTTTAAATTTTGTGTCGGCAGTTTTTGAAGCGCCGGTCACGCTAGGAAGATAACCGCTGTAGCCAGTGATTGCTTCCTTCTGGTCAGGCGTAAGATCGCGCACCGCTTTTACGGCTGCCAAAACACCCGACACAGGGTTTGTCATGGCGTCAATCGTTGACTCTGCGGTTTTGTAGTCCTTGGCAATGTTAGTGCGAAGTTTGGCCTCTTGCACCGCCGTCAGCGGCTTAGGCCCGGCGTCGCGCGCGGCCCTTACTTTCGCCTGTTCTATGGCGTACACTTCTTCCGCCCCCGGACGCCCCGCCCGCGCTTCGGCGGCAACGCGGCCAAGCGGCACGCTGGCCGACCCAGGCATGGGTGACTGCATCGGCGGTTTACCGCGCGCTGTCTGGCCCGTAGCCACATATGCGTTCGGGTCGAACTGCACTTGCTGCGCCATTGGCGCACCGCCCTCTGGACGGTAGACGGCGCTTTGCATACCGCCCGGCGCAACCTTGATGTTGTTCTGTGCGAGGAACGCATCAACGCGGGGGGCGGCTTGCGGGCCGCCCAATTGGCGAAGTTGTTCAACAACGTCAGCGCCGATCTGGCCCGTTTGCTTTGCTTCGTTCAGCGACGCCAGCAGCGCGGCCTGCGGGTCTGGGCCTTGGTCTGCCGAGAACGCCGCAGGACGGAACATACCGCCGGTTGCGGTAGCAGGCGCTGACGGTGGAGTTGCAGACGGCGTTGCTGGTGCGGCGGAAGGCGCCGCGCCGCGGGGGGCCAATTTATAACCTGGGAGTTCAAACACACCAGTGTTTTTGCCGTAACCTCCGGTAACCGTAACCGCGTAATCTCCGTTTTCTAACTGCACGACTTGCGTTTCCAGCGGGCCGTAAGTCGCTTTAAAATTGTCGCTGACACTGCCGACCATTTTAAGCAATTCGTTGCGATCAAATCTTTCCGGCGGCAAATTGGCGCGAAAAGCCTCCGCGAACGCCGGCGAATCCTTTTCCATGTCGCGCAGCAAAAGCTCATACCCAGCGGCGTTCAGGGTTTGGCCGGCGCGCTTGGTGTAAAGATCAATTTTCTTACCGTCGTTGTCAATCTGCGCCTGCGTAATGTCGCGCTGCTCTTTGGCCCGCTGCATTTCCAACTGCTGCTGCTGCACCGCTGCCTGACGTTCAGCAGCGCGCTGCTGCGACATCATGTTGATGAACTGCGCGCCCTGCTGGATCGCAGGCGCCAAGAAGTTGCCTTGCGGTGCGCGGGCTTGAAGGGCGATTGCTTGGTTAGCCATTGTCGTTTATCGACCCCCAAACGAAGGCATATAGGTGGGAGGCACGTTAAGCCCCGGCGCGGCGTAAGGTTGAATAACTGAACCGCCACCACCGCCACCGCCACCGCCACCGCGACCCAACGAATTGAAATAGTTCATCTGCGCTTGCATCAACGGGTACGACGCCGCCGCTTGGCCGATGCTGCTCAGTGCGCCGCCCAGTGCGTTAGCCTGCCCGACGTAACCCGACGCGCGGGCTTGCCCGGCACCCATAATGTTAGCCTGCTCACTTTGGCCAGCCTGACCCGTCGCGCCTGTCATCACGTTGGTTGCAGACTGGCCAGAACCCATCAGCGACTGAAGCGGGTTCAGACGTGCGCTGCGCTCGATCTGGTAGCGGTTGAAGGCGTTGCCATACTCTTGGCTGGCCAAGTCCTGCCCGAACCGCTGGATGCCGCGCAGCGTGCCACCTGACAGCAGATTGCCGCGGGCCGACGCGCTGCGCTCCAGCGCACGCATACCTTCCGCTTGGCGAAAGGCGTAACCTGGGTCTTGCTCAAAGTCAGTCTGGCCAAACGGCTTGGCCAGACTGCCGTAACCCGCCGCCGATGCGTCGCCGCCAATCCCCAGCAACTGCATGATCTGCTGTTGCGCGGTAAGGCCAGCTTGGCGGAACGGTTCTTGCAGCCCGATCTGGCGCTCCAGCATCCGTTCGTTGGCGGCTTGCGCGTCACGCGCCGCCTGCTCCTGCGCGCGGGCGGCCTTCTTGGCACCACCGGCTGCGATTGCGCCGCCACCGAGTGCGGCGGCGCTTGCGATAAGGGCAGAGGCAACAGCCATTACACCAATCCTTTTATAAATGTGCGCTCCATAGGGCGGAAACCGGAACGAGCGTACATTTTTGCCATGCGTTCGACATTCACATCATGCAACGCTATCATAAATACCGCAACCGCGCCATTTTCGACAGCCCAATTTTCGATATGTTTGTACATACTCTGCGCCGCGCCGCTGCCGCGGTGTTTCGGTGACAGCCACCACCACATCTCCTGCACGACAGAACTGCCGGGGCTGAAGTACATCGGATAAAGCGCCGCCCCGGCGATGCCGACAGGCACGCCATCGACTTCCGCCAGCAACACCAAGAAATTGTCTTTGTCGATCAAGTTCGACAAAAACGCTGCGGTGCCTTCTGGGTCAAACGGAATGATGCTGCTTGCCGGCATGTTGGCGTGGAACGCCGCCGCCATCTCGACGTAAGCCGGAAGGTCGTCCTCGACCATAGGGCGAACTACGGTAGCCATCAGCTAATCTCACGTCCCGACGCGCGGATGTTGATCGTCAGCGGCGCCGACGCCAGCGTCGAGATGAACCCATTCGGGTTCAGGACGTGGCCCACCAGTTCCGGGAACGTGTAGGTTTCGGACGGCTGAAGCGTCTTGGTCTTCACGATCAGGTTCTGCGTGCCAGAGGTGTCGGCTGCCGTCACCAGGTTGACGCTGATCGACGCAGCGGACGCGCCGTAGTTGGTGGCGGTAAACTTGTCGATGATCGTCGTCACGTTGGTCGCAGTGTACTGCGTGGACTGCGTATCTTCCGCGACCTTGGCCGGGATCAGGGCTTTGGCGGTAACAGACATGGCCTATCCTTATATTGCTTCGGCGACTAAATTGATATCCGCCGACGCCAAAATGGTGGTGGTGCCGATACGCCGGATGCCGACATTAATTGTTGCGTCTTGAAAAGTGGTGCTGCTGACCAACCAAGTGCGTGATGATGTCAGCGCCAGCCAAGCGTCGGTGGCTGAACTGCCGCCGCTCAATGATCCTGACACCAGGCTGGCGTACACCTCGTAGTTGGCTGCCTGCGACGCCGGGACGCACCAGTTGTACAGCAGTGTGGACGCCCCGCCGTTGATGCTCTCAAACGCGCCGCCGCTGCTGTTAAGCTGGTACTGAGCCGATGCCGTCAATCCGGGATTGAAGCCGTATATGTACGCAGGGTCAACCGTGATGGTCACAGCAGACGCGGCCCCACCCGACGTGCCCAGCAAGGACAGCACCGCGCCGCTCATCAGGACAGCCCTGCGCCGGTGATGGCCCACACAGTCGTGTCCACCTTGACGCACGTCGCCAGGCCATAGTTGGCCAGCGTCCGCGTGCCGGTGTTGGTCGTGCCAGCCTGCCGCAACGTGTCGGTCGTGATGGCGATGCTCTGGCTGCTGCCGCTGTTGTTGTAGATGACAACCGTCGCGCCAATCGGGAACGCCGCCGCGCTGTTGGCTGGGATCGTGACGCCGCCGGTGGTGATCGAGATGTGCTTGCCGTTGTCCGTCAGCGCCAATTGGTAGGCTGCGGTCTGGGCGTTCTGCGGTGCGCCGCGGTAGCCGATGCTGTCAGCGCCAACCGTGCCGGTGGCCACAAGCACCACGTCCTGATCCAGCGCCGTGATGTCGTCGTTGGCGCCCGACTTGGCCGCACCCAAGGCGGTGCGCGCGGCGGCAGCCGTGGTCGAACCTGTGCCGCCGTTGACGACCGCGACCACGCCAGTGACGTTGGACGCCGTGCCGGTGGTGTTGCCGTTGAAGGTCACGCCCGACCCGATGGTGCCGCCGGTGATGTTTACGGCGTTGGCGTTCTGGAACGCCAGCGATCCGATTGTGACGATGTTGTCCACCGTCCAGATCGTGGCGTCAGCCGAATCGGTCAGCACAACCTTGTACGACGTGCCGTTGCTGTACCAGATGTTGGCCTCGCCGCGCGAGTCCAAGATCACCGGGTTGGTGTTGGCCACAGTGCCGGCGCTGGTCGTGTAAGTCGTCAACGGCGTGGTCGTGCCGGCGGCGTAGGTGTAGACTTTGCCGCCGACCAACGGCGCACCGGAGGCGTCGATAAACTGCGCTTTGGGTGAAGGAGAAAGAACGGCCATTAGTAGCCCCCATCTGAGCTAATGTTGTTGGTCACGGTGAGGATGACCGAAGGAACGGACGGATGCACGGCGGACGCAACTTCCGCCAGAAGGATAACCGATGTGTCGTCCACTTCCCACATCAATTCGATATAATCCCCGGCGTTCAACTCAATAACATAATTCCATGCCGCGAGAATCTCTGCGTTGTTGCCTTGTATGCGGATTTGGCCGGCGCTGTCTGGCACGTTTACGCCATTCTTACGCAGCCAGACCCAGACCAACCCGACGCCGCCTGCTGTTTTATCAACTTGCGCGGAGAATTGCACGTTATAGACGTTCAGCGTGTCAACGTAGATGCGCGACGTGGGCGTGCCGCGGGTAACGCCGACCGACAGATCAACCGTGTTGAACGTCATGGCGTAGGCGGTGTTGATAGCCGCCGCCGTCTGCGTGGTGGTGTCGTAGAACGAGCCGTAGCGGTGGCGAACCAACTGCGGCGTGTATGACGGTGACACGGACAGGTTCTGGATTTCGGTCTGCAAGACCGCTGCCAGCGACGCAGCGTCGCCGTCAGGGCCGATCTGCAAGTCTTGCAGCGTGAAGTCGTTCTGGCCGCTGCCGGTCAGCCGGAACAGGCTCTCAAAAAACCTGAACCATTCGCGGCTGACCAACCCTGTGTTCGGGTCAGCCAACTGCACACGCGGCGGCGTGATGTTGGTGATGTTGACGCCGTTAGGCATTGGTGCCGCTCAACATCAGTTCGGCGTCGATGATGACCAACTTGACCGGGTCAGTGCCAGACACCTCGTACACGCGGTCGCGCAGCTTCATCGTCATGCCCACGCGGCGCCAGATGGCGCGCTGGCCATACCCGCCGATCCTGCCGATAGACACCCAATGCTCGTTCGACCATGTGTGGCCGCCGTCGTCCGACCAGCGCAGCATAACTTGCGGATTGGCACCCTGCACAGACCCCAAGGAAACTTCGATAAAGTCGCCCGACTCCGTGATGAGGAAGTCACCGCCTTCGGTCAGCAGCAAGTCGTTGAAAACGTCAAGCGGATCGTAGCCTGACAGGCCCACGCCAGACTCGAACATGATCTGGAGGTTGTGCTGCGCCGTGCGCTTCAGGTTGTTCTGGCCGGTCGGCAGCGCCCGCCACGACCGCAGCCACTTCTGCGGCGTGCCGTTGTCGGCGTAGGTCGTCAGGTCGAAGGTGTAGATGTTGCCGTTCAGGTGATCGCCGATGACGATGTTGCCGAGGAAGTTGCACTGGCTGTTGCCGCGGTGGCGCGAGAACACGCCTTCGTTGAAATAGGCCCGCTCATGCCAAGCCCCGGTGGCGACATCCAGCACCCACGTCGTGTTGGCGGATGGGAAGTTCAGGACGTAGAAGGCGTGGCCGTCCTGCTGGTAGGTGTAAGCCACCGCGTCGGACATATTGAGGTATTGCTGGATTTGCCACTCGACCGCGTGCGTGGACACGCGCTGGCCGACGTAGCCCGTTGCCCGGTAGACGATGCCTTGGCCGCGGGCGTCGGTTCCCAACCAAAACACACCGTTGTCCAGCTTGGCGATGGAATAGGGCGCGACGCAGCCGATCTCGTTAAACGCGCCTTGAATGCGGGCCAGAGGAAAGTCCGCCGTGCCGGCGTTGTACCAGACTTCGGTGCTGTCGGTGCCGAACACCCACACTTCGCGGTGATCGACAATCAGGCCGACAATGCCGTCTGGCGAACCTTCGGCGCTGACGAAATCCAACGGGTCGATCTGCGTGCCGTCCAGCAAGCTGGTGACGTACAGCCGCTGGCTGTTGGGCGGGTTGAACACGAAGTAGCCGTCGAGATACCCGACCGTCACCGCGCCGGGGAAGTCAGGATCGGTGACTTGCACAAACGTGTTGGTGGACTCGGTGTAGACGAAGGCGTCTGGGTTGCACGCGAAGATGATCTGGTCGCCGTTGTCGGCGATGGACACCGGCCCAGTGCCAGTGACTGACCCCAGCAGCGTTGGCGTGCCGGTCAGCGAGGACAGTTTGTAGACCTCGTTGCCTGACACGACGTAAAAGTTAGCGCCCTGCGTCTGGTGCGCCCACAGCCCCCGGATCGGCCCGGTGCCAACGGCCTGTTGTAGCTTCAACCCAGGCGCGCGGTTAAGGAAGGCAGGCATCTGCCCACCCTCTGGCACAACCTCTGGAAAGAGGTTGACCATGCGCGCGTCCGCAGCGTTGATGCTGCGGGCGACATAGCTTGAGCCGAGGATAGGGCTTTTCATTTTACCTTTTCTCAAACGTAGGCGGCAAACGCGGGGGCGTCACGTATACGCGCTTGCGGTTATCCCACTCGTCATACGGATATTCTTCAGTGTCGCACCAATTGCACGGCGCACCCTTTTTGGTGTTAAGCCATGCCTTCTGGGGCTTGCAGAGGTGCGTCCACATCATGCGCCCTTTGTCCTTGCAGACCATGCGAAAAACAAATTAGCGCCAACAACCGCCGTGTTCACATTAATGCGGAACGTGGTTGACCCAACGTTGTCAACCCACCAGCGGGCAACGCCGCCAGTGTTGATATCCACAGTCGGCACAGTTTGAATGTCCGTCTGGGCAGGCGTTGCGGCCAAGCCGTGGTTGATTGTCACGTTGCTTGCACCGATGGCAATTTGCGCCGCGCCGCTGTTGCTGGTGCGGTAGCCAGTGTTGTAAGAGATGTATTTGGTTGTGCCGCTGCCGCCATCCAAGATTGCGCCGGTCACGTTGCCGATGCAGTTGGTGCCAATAATCTGATAATTGTCCGAAGCGCCAGCAGCAATGAAGATGCCGTAGCCTTGGTCGTTCGTCGAAAATAGCCCTGCCGTGCCAAAGTTGCCGTTGGTGACAGACCATTGCGACACGCCAGCGGCGACTTCAAGGCCGTGCTTATTGCCGGGAACAGTCTTGGAGTTGACGTGGCAGCTAACGTTTGAAAGGT